AAACACTTTAAATGTCGCAAAAGATGTCTACACATTCAGTTGCGATCCTTATAACTGGTACTTTGCAGGAACTATCCTGACACACAATAAGTAATAAATTAATTACAGAGCCCCCAATATGGGGGCTTTTGTAATCTTGACAATAAAATTTATATTATATATAATATAAATCTAATAGAAAGATTAAAATGTCAGATATTTATGATATAGATAGCAATCCTTGGTTTACAAAAGATAGGTCAGAATCAACCTCTTTTAGAGTAGATAGATCCTTTGGTAATATTAAAGTTTTAAATCCAGGAATTGGATTAAATATTTATGAATCAGCTATTCCAAATGAAGTTTGTCAAACATCAATTAAAACATTAGAAGATAAATTAACTAATGGAAATATATATAAATGGTCAGAAGCACAAGTTACAACATCTAATAAACCAGTAAAGTCTGCAAGAGACTGTGTTGATTTTAAATTTAAACCAGAAAATCTTGGACAAAGAAATGAAAATAATGCAGATCTTATTGATATGCATAAATCAATTTATGATATATTAAAAAAATGCGTAGACGATTATTGTCAATACTGGGGAATTAATGTTGTGTATTATGAAGCATTTAATTTTGTAAAGTATAGTAGTCCAGGACAACATTTTAGAGTTCATGCAGATCATGGCCCACATTATAACTGTACAGTCTCCGCAGTAATTTATTTAAATGACGACTATGAAGGTGGAGAGATAGCATTCCCAAGATTAGACAAATTAATATACAAGCCAAAACGTGGCGATGTAGTAATATTTCCATCAAATTACATATACGAGCACTCTTCAGAACCAATGATTTCTGGAGATAAATATTCTGTTGTGATAATGATGGATATTAATTTATTAGGACACAAGGAGAATAACTAATGAGTGAACAGACATGGTCCAGCGCAGAACAACTTGGGGTTGGTATATGGGTATACAGAGACGTTCTTACTAAAGAATTAGATTTAATTAATAGATTAGAAGAACAATTAGACAACAAGTCACCAAGTTATTTCTGGCATCCAGCCTATGTTGGATATCAAGAAAGAATGCCTGAGTATAGAGATTGTGTAGATTTTAAATTTAAAAAAACAGATATTGAGCAAGACAAGTCAGAAGTTTCTTTAGCTTTACAAAAAATATGGCAAGATTGTTATGATAGGAAAGCACCAGCAGTAGCAGATTATTGTAAGAAACATAATATTAATAATTTAAGATACTGGGAAGCATTTAACTTTATTAAATACGGAGAAGGTCAGCACTTTATGGAACACCATGATCATGGATTTTCATATAATTGCACAGTATCATTAGTTGCATATTTAAATGATGATTACGAAGGTGGGGAACTGTATTTTAGATTGCAAGGTTTAAATATTAAGCCAAAAGCTGGTGATCTCTATATATTTCCATCAACTTTTGTTTATCCACATAGAGCAATGCCAGTTAAGTCAGGAGTAAAATATTCTTTGGTGACAATGTTGGATTATAGTGCAAAATTCCACACACCACAAATGTATACTGAAACTGGTGACTAATGTCTATATTAACGGCATATAAAACAAATCCAAACTCATTTATAGTTGAACCATTATCTGTTAAAAGACAATGGATGGAAGAAACACCAGATAAACACGCCTATCACTGCTTTCCAGTGACTATGGCAAATACTGTAGGATGGACACTTTCAGCACCAGTAGATATTGTTTTTACTTGGAATGGTGTAGTAGATACAACACCAGATACAGTAAATATTATTTCTGGAAAAGAATATGGATACACTGGCAGAGGACAAGGTACAGTAAGTTTTATGACTGGACTTATATTTAGATCTGAAAAAGATATTAGTCTTCTTACAATAAATTGTGTTAATTATTTTTATGAAGATTTTGAAGTAATGTCATCACTAATTAGTACATCTTTTTATCCAAATGAATTGCCTTTAGCAATAAAAGCAAGAACTCCAAATAAAGAAATTATTATTAAAGCTGGTACTCCAATAGCAACAATTATTCCAATCTCTTTATCTTCCCTAAAAGATCAATCTATTGAAATTAAAGATTTTGTATTTACTGAAGATTATACAAATAAACAAAAAAATTATGGAGATGCTGCTCAGGTAGTTAACAAATCTGGAAAGTGGACAGATTGGTATAGAGATGCAATAGATGAAAATGGAAATTCTGTTGGAGAGCATGAAGTAAAATCATTAAAATTAAAAGTTATAGATAATAGCTCAGGTAATAAAAATGTCTAATATAATTAAATTTGTTTCTAATAGACCTTGGTTAAATAAAGATAGCATATCGAAACCTGCACCAGCAATAAAAGAAATACCAGAGTGGTTTAGAAAAGCAGATAGATTTGCAATTAATCCATTAACTAAAGATTATTGGAAGGGTCCAGATGGAGGCAAAATACCAACTTGGAAAGCATGCCCAGCTATATTTGATATTCTTGGAACTGGATACGTTTTAAAAACTCCATGTGATGTTAAATTTTATTTAAAAAATAATAAAATGTCAGTAGAGATTAAAGAAGAAAAATATAAAGATTTTTGCTCTGAAAGACAACCTATGCCACAATTTGTTCATCCAGAAGGATATTATAAAGTACATTTTGCGTGGTATCCAGACTGGGCAATAGAACTTCCAGAAGGGTATAGCGCATTATACACAACCCCATTTAATAGATTTGATTTACCATTTTTTATGTCTGCTGGAATTGTGGATAATGATAAAATTAATTTACCAGGTACAATGCCATTTTTTATTATAAAAGGATTTGAAGGTGTGGTACCAGCTGGCACCCCATATGCACAAATAATTCCATTTAAAAGAGAAGACTGGCAATCAGAAGTCTTTATAGAAAACCCAAATAGTCTATACAAAAAAAATCAAAAAAATAGCGACAAGTATAGAGTAAAAGATGGTGGAGTTTATAAAAATGAAGTTTGGTCTAAAAGAACTTACGAATAGGATGGTATAATCAATATATGGATAAAGAATTAGCTAATGGTATGCAAAATTGGGACAATAGGGTATCTATAACACCTTCTGGATTTTTTGGTTCATCTATAGACATGATACAAGCAAGAGAAAACTTTATGACTAAGGAAGAACTTGACTTCCTGGCGTCTTCAGCAAAATCAATTACAGAGTGGGACATTACTGAAACACACTATAATGATAATGGTACTATAATTTATGATTCTTCATACTGGGATAATCGTGTAGCCTCTAGACCAATTTTAGATAAATTAAATCCAGAAATATCAAATGTTATAAATACAATGGTTGATAGATTAAAAATAGAAGTAGATAATTTTTTTAATGTTGATGCAAAACCCACAAGTCCAGCTATAGTAAGATGGCCAGCAGGATATAGACAAGAACCACATGCAGATAAAGAACTACATGTTGGAATAGATGCTGGGAAACCAAATGATTTTCCTTGGTATGACCTTGCAGGATTATTTTATTTAAATGATGATTATGAGGGTGGGGAGCTATATTTTCCAAACCAAGGAATACAGTTTAAGCCAAAACCAGGGGCAGCATATTTTTTCCCAGGAGATAAAAACTTTATACATGGAGTAACAGAAATTACTAGTGGAATAAGATATGTCATTCCATTTTTTTGGACAATCTTAAAACACACTGGTGAAAAACAACCATGAAACAAGATTTAGATTTTATAGTCATTTATCCTAAAATAAATGTTTATAAAAATTTATTCAATAATATAGATAACTTTTTAGAAAATGCAAAAAAAGCAAAGGTTTGGCAAGAATGGTATACCTTTGGAGAGATGCTATCTTTACAAGAAAATCAAATTAAATTTAATAGTTTTCCAACAAAAGAAGAATTTATATCTTCTAGATTTTTATATAAAGAAAGTCCAGAAGATAAGTTACGTGCAGAATTAACCACAGAAGTAGGAGAAATTTTTTACGACGTTACTAGTCATTATTTGAATATGAATCCAGACTTAACATTTCCAAACTGGGTAAAATCGCCAGCTTCAATAAATAAATATTTTAATGGATCAAGTATTTCTGAAAACTATTCAATGAACTACCACACAGATTATATCCAGCCAGAATCAGAAATGCCAGGATTTAAATTTGCCATAACAACAACATTTTATATTAATGATGATTATCAAGATGGTGAAATATGCTTTATTATAAATGATCATAATATTTCATATAAACCTAAAAAAGGAGACGTAATAGTGTTTCCCTCAAAACATCCATATTACCATGCTGTAAAAAAATCAACAGGCGCAGATAGATATATGATAAGATCTTTTTGGCAATATGAGTACGAAGGCTCAGAAGAATGGTTAAAAAACCAAGAAAAATACGGGAAAGAAGAATGGTCTAGAATAGAAGAAGAAAGACTAAAAAAAGAAAGATTTAATTCACAACTTAACGCAGAAGACTATCATAAATTTTTTGGAAAGGATAATGGTTTATATTCATGAGACAATGTACATGTGGCAGATCTGCATCATATCCTTATTGTGATGGAACGCATAAAAAGAAAAGGGAAACAAATATGAAAGATGGAATAATAGATATTTTAGACGAAAGCAAATTCGTAGTTCTTCAAGACGAAACTGTTCCAGAAGACAAAGCTGGAGTTCTTGGTGTTTTTACAAATAAAATAGTAGAAATACCTAACTTTATAGATCCACAAATTGTTCCCAAAATGATTCATTTTTTTGAAAATTGTGATGTTGAGTGGGGAGATATAGCATTTTATGGATCATCTGGTAAAGGCATAAAAACAGATGCTGAAACTATGAAAAAGTTTGGACTACCAGAAGGATTTTTTGATAAATTAAAAAATAAATATCAAGAAACTGTAGAGTTAGTATTTGGTAGAGAAGTTAGAGCAAACACATCTCATGCACAGAAGTGGGATGTCGGAGGTTTTGCAAGCCCACACTCAGATAACTCAGATAATGAAGGAAAGCCAAATGCTTTTGAAATTAATAAATATGTTGGCATATTATATTTAAATGGCGACTACGAAGGTGGAGAACTATATTTTTGTGATAAAGATAAAGAAATGACTCCATATTTATCATTTAAACCAAATCAATATTCTTATTATGTGTTTCCAGGAGGATATGAAAATATACACGGAGTATCAGAAATAACAAAAGGAACTAGATACACAATGGTTTCTTTTTGGGATTTTGCTGACTTAGTATACGACGATGCTACTTTAGAAAAATGGAAAGAAGAAGAAAAGCAAGTTAGAATTGAACAGGCAAAACAAAAAGAAGAGTGGTTAAAAGGAAATAAATATGCTTAATGTAGAAAGATTTGAAAAGATATCATATTATAAAAATGTAATAGATAACCCAGATTCTTTAATTAAATTAATAGAAGATTCAGATTTAAATTCTACAAAAGAAACATCTATTCCAAAATGGGAAGATTGGTCTGCTAGTGGAGATATTCCATATACTTTTGGATATCAAAAAAGATTTACTAAAGAAATAACTAAAGAGGATTCAAAAGAATCACAAGAAATAAATGATATATTAAAAAATGCAATAATTAATTCATCTAATGATTATGCAAAATATTATAATATTGAAATAGGATCTCTTATGCCATTATCTATAAGCAAATATTCAACTGGCAAATCAATGGGTCCACATGTAGACGATTACGAAGATGGAGATAATCCAAACATATCAGTAGTACTATATTTAAACGATAATTATGAGGGCGGAGAAATTAACTTTCCAGAACAACAAATTACAATAAAACCAGAAGCTGGTAGCATTGTTATATTTCCTTCAGTAAAACCCTACTATCACCAGTCATTGCCAGTTTTGTCTGGAATCAAATACATGTCGCCTGGATTTTGGCGTAAAGTAAACAAAATGGTATAATTAAAAAATGGCTACAACACCTAATGATAAAAACTGGAGATTCCCAGACTACACAGACTCACCAGATATCCCAAGAGATATATCATATTTAGCTGCCGACATTTCTGAATATATTGACTCACATCCAGGCCCACAAGGTGAAAAGGGTGATACTGGAGATACTGGACCAGCCAATAACCTTTCAGTAGGTACAGTAACAACAGGTAATGCTGGGTCATCTGCTCAGGTAACAATTACTGGAACATCTCCATCTCAAACTATAAACTTTACTATTCCTCGTGGTGACACTGGAGAAAAAGGTGATAAAGGAGACACAGGCGCAACTGGTGCAACTGGTGCAACTGGCGCAACTGGTCCACAAGGAATACAAGGTATTCAGGGTGAAAAAGGTGATACTGGGGACACAGGAGCAACTGGCGCAACTGGAGCCCAAGGTCCGCAAGGCCCACAAGGCGAACAGGGACCACAAGGTATTCAGGGTGAACAGGGAACAGGCGTTAACATACTTGGCTCATACCCAACACTTGCAGATTTACAAACAGCACATACAACAGGAAATAGCGGGGATGCATATTTAGTTGTAGATGATTTATATGTTTGGTCTGCAAGTACAAGTAACTGGATTAATGTTGGAACAATTAGAGGCCCACAAGGTATTCAAGGAATACAAGGAATTCAAGGTGAAAAGGGTGATACTGGAGACACTGGTGCAACTGGTGCAACTGGCGCAACTGGTCCACAAGGAATACAAGGTATTCAAGGAGTTAAAGGTGACAAGGGGGAAACTGGAGATACTGGTGCAACTGGAGCCCAAGGCCCACAAGGTCCACAAGGTGTAGCAGGAGCAGACGGTGAAGATTTAACTTCTGTATATACAATTAATACTAAAACAAATTCATTTACATTAACTTCATCTGATGTTGGAAAGTTAATAGAAATATCAGGCGGAGGAACAGTAACAATTCCTACGGATTCTGAAACATTTGCAATAGGTTCTACAGTAGATATTATTCAAACTAGCACTTCACAAGTTACTATTACTGGAGATACTGGAGTTACAGTTAATGCAACCCCTGGATTAAAATTAAGAGCACAGTGGTCATCTGCAACATTAATTAAAAGAGGAAATGATCTTTGGGTTGCTGTAGGCGATTTGAGCGTCTAGTATGCCTACTAGAAGAAGTAGAAGTTCTACAAGAAAAGTAACAATTCCTGATTTTTCAATTTTAACATTTTCTGATGCGGAAAGCTATTTAAATTCTAGAGGAATACAGTACACATATCAATCAGAAGCAACCGAAACACAATCATACAATAATACAGTATTTTATCAAAGCTATTCATATGGCAGTACATTTTTATATGGTAGCGAACAATTTATTTTTAAATATTATACTTATGTTGCACCACCATTCTTCCCACCATTCTTTCCATTCTTCCCACCAGCCTTTCCATATTTTGATCCAACACCACCATTCTTTCCATTCTTCCCATTTTTCCCACCAGCATTTCCATTCTTCCCATTCTTCCCACCATCATTTCCATTCTTCCCATTTTTCCCACCATCATTTCCATTCTTTCCATTTTTCCCATTCTTCCCACCAGCCTTCGGTCCATACTTTACAAGATGTGTTGATGGAGACACAATGATATTAACTACAGAAGGGTTGAAGCCCGCCAGAGATATTAAACTAGGAGATAAGTTACTTACTATTGATTCAGAGTCTTTAATATTAGAAAATAATACAATACCTTTAGATATCAAAATAGAAGATCTTAAGATAAAAAATCTTGTAGAAACAATTGTAACTAATATCATACCTTCAAATAAATTTGATAGAATATATTTTAATAATAATATCAATGCTCAATTTACTGAAACACATCCAATATTTGTAAAACGAAATAATGAGTATCTTGTAGTTGAAGCGGATAAAGTACAAAATGGTGATTTATTAATAAAAATTAATATAGAGTTACTAGGACCAGACCTAGATATTAATAAATTTATATCAGAAATACCAGTAGAAAAAATAAATAAAAAAACTTTAGATGTTGCAAAAGATGTGTATACATTTAGCTGTGACCCGCATAATTGGTATTTTGCTGGCAACATACTAACTCATAATAAATAAAAGGAGGCGCAATGTCATATTCTTTAAAAGTATTACAAGATAATCCTATTGGGTTTTGGAAGCTTGACGATGTTGCAGTAAATCCTGTATTTAATTTTAATGACATATTAGAAAATTTTGATACATACCAAGACCTATTAGATAACTATGAGCAGTATCAATATATTAATTATGAAGCTACAGATAGTTCTGGATGCCAAAATACTGGAACGTATGTTGGGGATTTTAATAATCCAATTAAACATTTCCCGTTGTCACCAGGCGGAGAGCATTCTTTAGAAATAAATTCAGAAAGATATATAATTTTTCCAATAGCAAATAGTTATTATAAAGAAAACGTATCTAGTCAGTTTGGAACACAAAATAGTTGGAGTAAAAGTTTTACATTAGAATGTTGGGTAGATATAGAAATTAACACAGACAGCCTAACAAATATTTTTGCAGACGAAGATAACTCTATCGGAATATTTTACCAGAATAAAAATATTATATTCAAACTAGATACACAATCTTTAACCTACACATTGCCATTTATAAATAAAGTAAT